AACTGACCGCAACAACCGCTCAACATCCTCAATCTCCTCCCGACTGATTCCGTATCTGGCCAATATCGAACTACAAACTCCCTCTCTATCAATTGAAATACCCGTCATCACAGGTTTCCAAGATTCTTGGAGGGAATGTAGAACGACCCTTGGTTGCTTGCCCAACCGAGACAGGGTACGAAGAAATTCACCAAAAATAGGATAAGACGGATCAACTTTGCCATACGATTGGGAGAGGGCCATTGCACACATGCGAATAGCCTCCTTCTTCCCAAGAAAGTGTTTTCTTCCTTTTCGTATAGTCCTCGTGATGACAACCGGATCGTTCAACAACTTTCCGATTTTCAAACATGCGGATGGCAATGGAACCCACTGCAACCCGCCATTTCCGTCTTGCCACCAACCCTTCAAGAAGGTGGACGTCTGAATTGAATCCCGTGGGAAGAACTTGACTTTGAAACCAAGTTCTGCGCCAGCATCCGCCAGCGTTCCAAAACGACTCCTATTGTGCATAAACCAAACGAACATAGCAAACGTGTCGAGGGAATTAAACGATGTAGTCGTCGTAATTCCCGTCGGCATCTGTGTACCTCCGTTGCCGATCACGGCCAGGCGTCCTTTTCTGATTGTATATCCACTACGACAAGCACCATATGCCATCGTAATGAAATCATCCGGAAATCCGAGCGCTTCCAAAATCTGCCTCATGAAAATTTTCATGGGTCCATCGTCTTGTGTGTGGTCAAACTGACTTTGATCAGCTTCACCCCCAAAACAATCGGAAGGAATACCCCCCCATGCGACGAAAGAATCGTCACCGGACATAGCAAAAACGGAGTCGCCAGAAACGGCCGCCTGGCCGATCTCAGAGAGTTTCTCCTGCGTGTATCCTGAAGCGAAAAACACACGCACAGGAAACCCACCAATGTTCCAAACACGTCCGTCAAAGCGATCGTGCAATTCTTTGTTAAAAGAACGTGCAAAACCGCCCATTTTGGCGTGAACAATGGCCGGGAGATTCTGAATCGCCCGTGGTTTCATGGTGAAAATACCATTAACCTCTTTTTGAGTGGAGATCGTCTCATTCCACTTGAGATTGATGGTTTTCTTCATAAAGAGAGTGTGCCCAGCCATATCCGCGTCGTACGCTTCGCGGATACGTCTGCCCTTAACTCCCATCGCAAGTATATTGTCTGATACGCTGTACACCGCACAACGTCCACCAGTAATGAAACTGGAGACAAAAATCTTGCCAAGGCTGTCCCAATTACTGTGGCGAAACCCCTCATCAAATGACGAATCCCAGAAGGGATCGTTATGGACTCGGAACAACACCGCAGCCAACAAATTGGTCTCATTATTTGCTGGTTGCTGCAATAGCCTCTGTGTAATCAAAACGGGATACATAACATTCCGTCCGACCGGTCTCCCGAGCGCAAAAAATGCATCGCGAATGGAGACCTCACAGTGATCAACAAAGATCTTAATTTCCCCGCGAAAATGTTCTGGGCCATCTGAAACGATTGCAGTGTACGACGGCAGTGTACTGTGTTCAGGGATACACTCGACACTACCTCGTCCGCAAACGATCAGATTTCCTTTCACAAATTCCTTGACGAAATTAGCATATTGCTTACCCGACGCCTTGCTACGCCAATTCCACCCAAGGTGTAGAATCAACGCAGCAACACGACCAAAACCGTCCTGTTGTCTCAAACCATAGCACAAACCATGTAAGAGAAGACGGGGGAATGGATTTTCCCCTATGCCGGTAGTGGCGGCTTCGTAAAAGACCCCGGACAGCGCAAACGGCTCGGACCAAAACGCAACCCCTTCCTCCAGAAACGCTGAGAGTATAGGTTGTTGCGGCGTGATCCATGCGGCTGCGGTAGTCCAACTGACCAACATGAGAGCAAAGAGCCCAAAAATGAAGGAAAGCACCTTGGAATTCCAAGGCTGGTTCATTCCGTTGTCGGCGCGTCTTGATGCTACAAGACCCGACTCTGGAACAACATGTGCCTGTCTCAAATTGCTGAGAACGGCAGTGTCGTTCCATCGATCCGCGTAAACGCAAGCAAGAACAGTGTCAGAAAAAATCAACTGGAACTGCTCCGGAAAGCGTGAACGCAAGACCGACAACCATGGTATTTGAGAAAACTCTTTCTCAACCATGACTTGTGCCATGTCCATCGTTTGACCGTTCGGGATTTTACGGACAAAACGTGGACCCACTTTCAAAAATACCTCGACTACAAATGAAACTTCCTGTTTTGAATAGACAGGAAGAGTGTAGAAATACCATCTCGTGGTATCGAGGACTTGGCTCATAACTTTTCCAACTGGAACAGGCAGTGGTAAAAGTGCTATGGCTCCAACAACTGTCTTGGCGATCCTCACAACATTGTAAGGTCCCACTTTAGAGACAGGTGAAATGTCAAGTCCTTTGTGGGAACGTTGACAAAGCCATTCGGGCCAAGGGTGAGGTGCATAACATCCCGAGCTTTCATCCGGTGACGAAAGAACGAAGCCCTCACTATCTTTGACGTATACTTGCTCAATGATCGGAACATCTCCTTTGTCAATGATGGGCTCATCAGCACCAGCATGACCATGGAAAAACCGACCGATCCAATACACCGTGCCGGTCTTCGAAGCAGAAATAAGTTCATGCGCGAACGC